CAGGACTATGGTCTACAGGAACATCAGGTAATATTGCATTAGCAACTACAGCAGTAGTAAGTAAAGCTTTAATATTAACTTATGATGCCACAACAACTAAATGGTATCCATCTTACTAAAGGTTAAAACATGGCAATAACATATAAATGGTCAGTAACATCTATGTACACTCTACCAATGGTAGATGGTCAAACAGATGTCGTAGTATTAGCACAATGGGCAGTATCAGGCACAGATGGCACATACTCAGAAACATTAGGTAGCAACACAACACAATTCACTATATCTGCTGACGAACCTAACTTTACACCTTATGCTGACTTAACAGAAGAACAAGTCGTAGGTTGGATTAAAAAGATTTTAGGTGAAGATGGTGTAGTAAGTTATGAAAATACAATTGCAGGCAGTATAGTTTCACAAGCTAATCCACCTGTTCAACCTACAGCACAACCATTACCATGGGTAACAACTAGCGAAGTAGTGTAATTATGTATTACTCTGGATTTCAAAGTAATGCGTTTCAAAATAACGCTTTCCAGATTGTTGGCTCAGTTATACCGGTTATCACACCTATATCTAGAGGTGGGTTTAAAAAAGAACGTGAACATAACAGATCATTTACTAAGTCTGTAAAAGAATCCCTTAGAGAGCTACTAGATGACCCTGTAGCAGTAGAACAAGTAAAAGACATAGTAGCACCTTACTCTAACTCTAAAAGCATTACAGCAAGCTCTATAGACTTTAGATTACTAGCTCAGAATGTAGAAGCAGCACAAAGGCTTATAGCTTTAGCACAAGAATTTCAACAAGAGAAAGATGATGAAATAGCGATTATGCTATTAATGTAATTATGGCTAGATATATACAAGATCCTATTACACATAAACTTATTCCTGCTGACGAGTATTACACACAGGAATCTAATTCGCATTATATTATTACTGACTATCAACCCTATCAGTCTATGGTGACTGGTGAGATGATAGAAGGTCGTAAAGCACATAGAGAACATTTAAAACGTCACAATCTAGTAGTGGCGGAACAGAGTTCAGCAAGACCACAGAAGCCTGACGGTGGTCAGTTGAAAGAGCAAGTGGCACGTCAGGTATATGAAAAACTACGTTATAAATAAGGAGCAATAAATGACAACAACAGTAAATTTAATGGGTAGTGGTAGCTCTGGTCTAAACGCTGAAGCAATCACAGGTATTATCTCACTAGCACAAACAGCAACAGGCGCATCACAAGGTTCACTAGCATTACCTACAGACATTGTAGTGTATTCAACATCTACAGCAGCTAATGGCCCAACATTACCAGCTTCAGCAGGTTCAGGCGACAGTTTCATTGTAGTTAATAACACAGCTAACTCAATCAACGTATGGCCACCAGTAGGCTTTAAAATTGGTACAGGCTCTACAAATGCAGCTTTAGCAGTAGCCGGTGGTAAAACAGCTAAATTCTATGCTTTAGGTGACGGAAACTACGCATCACTATTATCAGCATAATTAACAACATTAGGAGTAACAAATGGATAACGAGACTACTCTCGAATCACCATCTTTGCGTGACCAGTTAGAAAGTGCAATAGACACAGTTGAAGCAACACCAGAAGTTGTAGAAGCGGAAGTATCAGACAAACCTAGAGATGAATCAGGTAAGTTTAAAAGTAATAAAGAAGTGACAGAAACACCAAGTGAAGTCCAAGAAGAAGTCATAGCAGAAACTATTACTGCTAAACCAAGACCATCTTCATGGAAAAAAGACTATGAAGAATCATGGGGTAAATTAGATCCTACATTACAGGATTATATTACTCAACGTGAATCAGACTTTGCTAAAGGTGTTTCCACTTACAAAAGCCAATGGGATCAAGCACAACCTATTCTATCTACGATAGAGAAGTTTGCTCCTGTTCTACAACAAAATGGTTTAGATGCTTCTACATGGATTAATAATCTAGGTACTGCACATCAAACTTTGGTTTACGGTAATCCTGACCAAAAATTACAGATGTTTGCGCAATTAGCAAACGATTATGGTGTTGATCTTAACGGATTGTTAGGCGGCCAACAAGCTAGTCCACAATTCTCTATGATCGCACAGGAATTAAGCCAAATTAAGAACCAATGGCAACAATTTCAATCGCAACAAGAACAAGTTGAACAAACCCAATTAAAGGGTGAAATCGAATCTTTCAGTAAGGACAAACCTTATTTTGATGACGTCAGAGAAACTATGGCTGGATTACTCCAGAACAATATGGCTTCTGACTTGAATACTGCTTATGACAAAGCAATAAGACTACATGATGACATTTGGCAAAAGGTACAATCCGAACAGGTAAAATCTAGCCAAACAGAGCAGAAAAGTAGAATTGCCGCAGTCAAAGCTAAGGCTATATCCCCTAAGTCAAGCTCGCCTACAGCGAATATGAGTATAGGTGGTAAAGGCAATAATCTTCGTGACCAATTAGCGTCTATTGTAGACACTTTTTCGACCGAAAATATTTAACTAACTAACAAGGAGTTTTACTATGGCATTTGCCAATTCTTCCGTTAGTGACATTATCGCTACCACCATTCAATCTCGTTCTGGTGAATTAGCTGACAACGTAACTAACAATAATCCACTTCTATTAAAATTGAAGTCAAAAGGTAATGTACGTCCTTTCTCAGGCGGTAACGTCATTCTTGAAGAAATTATGTACAATGATTCAACAACAAACAACACTAACTCATATTCAGGCTTTGAAACATTAAACATTTCACCTAATAGCCCAATTTCTGCAGCGCAATTCAGTATTGCTCAATACGCTTCAGCAGTTACTATCTCTGGTCTTGAAATGTTGCAAAACTCTGGTAAGGAAGCAATCATTGACTTACTAGAAGGCCGTATTAAAGTTGCAGAAGCACAATTAGCTAACCGTATCAACCTTGACCTTTATGGTGATGGTACAGGTAACGGTGGTAAGAACTTGACAGGTTTAGCAGCAGCAGTTGCTGATAGCCCATCATCAGGTACTTACGGTGGTATTTCACGTTCTACATGGTCATTCTGGAGAAACCAAGCGTTCTCTGGCGTAACTAACGGTGGTGCAGCAGTTTCAGCAGCTAACATTCAATCTTACATGACACAATTAGCTATCAAGCTAGTTCGTGGTACTGATAAGGCTGACTTAATCGTTGCAGACAATAACTACTACAATCTATATGTAAACAGCTTACAAGCAATCCAACGTGTAACTGATCCAGAAATGGCCGGTTCAGGTTTCGCTTCACTCAAATTCTACGGTGGTGGTACATCTGCTGACGTGGTACTTGGTGGCGGTATTGGTGCGCAAGAACCAGCTAACCACATGTATTTCTTAAACACAGACTACATTTTCTTCCGCCCACACAAAGACAGAAACTTTGTGCCAATCGGTGGTGAACGTCAATCTGTAAATCAAGACGCAATCGTTAAATTAATCGGCTGGGCTGGTAATCTTACAGCATCAGGTGCTCAATTCAACGGCGTTCTAACAGCTTAATTAAAGGGAGAATATAACATGGCTTTTTCAGTAACCCCTTTAGTGGGAATTGATTTAACTAACACAGTAACAGCAGCTAACATTACTGCTGGACAACAAGTTGTAAACCAATTATTAGGTGTACAAGTTTGGGGTTCAGATGGTTTACGTTATGTATTTGGTAAAGCTAACGCTACTATCACTGCATCAACAACTGCTTGCGATATTAACACAACAACTTTCCTTGTTGCAGCTTCAGGTGGTGCTTATACATCACCAGCTACAGGTATGGTAACAGGTGATTACGGTTGGTTTAGTAAGGCTTCTGTGTAATACAAAGATACTCCCCTAGCAATAGGGGGGTTTCTCAAGTATATTCATGGTGAGTATGCTTGACAAACCAAACCACTTTGGAGAATTAAATGTCAGACACAGGCGCATTAGCAGTAAGATTTTATAGTCACGAAGTACAAAACGATTTCTTAACTAACATAGAAGGCAGACCAATTAGCTACATGGCTGACTTTATTAGAATTGAAATCCCAGGCAATCAAACTAGCATTATTGATACATTTGTTAATAATGGACACAAACAAAGATTTCCAACACAATGGGCTTTGTATTTGAATGAAAAAGCAGATGGCAACAACAATCCTGATAACGTACAAGGTACATTATTAAGAGATTGGCCATTACTTAACGCAGCACAAGCGACAGAATTAAAACACTTTAAGTTCTATACCGTAGAACAAGTGGCAGCAGCTTCAGATCAACAAATCATGGGTATTGGTATGACAGCAGGTATGTCACCATTAGCTCTAAGAGATAAAGCTATAGCCTTCCTAGCGAACGCTAAAGACTCATCTTTTGTACAAAAACAGTCAGATGAACTTAAATTAAGAGAACAAGAAATTGCTGATCTTAAAGACCAAATGACTCGTTTAGCAAAGATGGTAGAAGAAAAAGCTAAGTCCGAAGATAAAACTGAAGTTAAAACAGAAACGAAAGAACCTAAAAAGGACTAACTAATGGCAACTCTCTTACAACTCGTACAACAAGCTACAGGTGAAATGGGTTTAACTCAGCCTACGCAAGTTGTCGGTAATACTGCTTCTGATATTGTTCAAATATATGCACTAATGAACTCTATCGGTTACGAGGTACAAAGAGATCACAATTGGGAAGCCTTAGACAAAGAGTATAGATTTTATACTGTCTACACAACACTTACTTGTACCCTTGTGGCTGATTCTGTCAATGTAACAACGGTAGAATCAACCGCAGGGCTAAGTAACTTATATATCGTAACAGGCACAGGCATTAACCAAGATACTTATGTTAGTAATGTAACCGGTGCTAATTCACTTACATTATCACAAGCTGCAACAGCTAGTGGTGTATATACACTATATTTCTCTCAAGCTAAATACCCATTACCAAGCGATTGGGATAGACAAATAGATCGTACACATTACGACAAATCTAAACGCTGGGAAATGTTAGGCCCTACAGATGCTCAACAATGGCAATTCTTAAAGTCTAGCTATATTTCAACAGGCCCTAGAATCCGTTACAGAATATTAGGCGGATATTTCCAAGTATGGCCTGCTATGAATACAGACGAGTATTTAGGCTTTGAATACATGAGTAACCAATGGGCTACAAGTGCATCAGGAACAACACAATCATCATTCTTAGCTGACTCAGATACTTGTATATTCCCTGACAGACTTATGGTTACAGCATTAAAAAAGAAATACTTTGAAATTAAAGGTTTTGACGCAACAGCATTTACAAGAGATTATTTACAACAATTATCATTCGCTAAGGCAAACGATTCTGGTTCAGCAACATTGAGCTTTGCTCCAACACCAGGTTCAGTCTTAATTGGATTTGAAAACATCCCTGACGCTAACTACGGACAATAAATAATATGTTTCCAGTAAAGAAAAGATCATCAGGAAGCGTATCATTACCAGCACCAGTAGGTGGATGGAACGCTAGAGATAGCTTAGGGGATATGCCTGCTACAGACGCAGTGTATCTTAATAACTGGTTTCCTGCTACCACAGAATGTGTATTGCGTAGAGGTTATGCACAATGGGCTACAGGTATCACAGGCACAGTTGAAACCATTATGGATTATGAAGGTGGTAATACTTCTAAACTATTTGCTATATCTAACAATGGCTCAGTATATGATGCTACAGCTAATGCAGCAGTAGGTGCAGCAGTCTTAACAGGCTTATCTAATGCTAGATGGCAATATACTAACGTAGCTACATCTGGTGGTAATTTCTTATATATGGCCAATGGTACTAATACACCATATCTATATAATGGTACTACATGGACAAGCATTACAGGTGTATCTACACCAGCTATCACAGGTGTTACTACTACAGAATTAAACAATCCAATCGTATTTAAAACTAGAGTATTCTTTACACAAAAAAACACACTTAAAACATGGTATTTACCTGTCACATCAGTAGGTGGTGCAGCTAATGCTATAGATGTATCACAATACGCTTATAAAGGTGGTTATGTAGTGCAACATGCTACATGGACATTAGATGCTGGTTATGGTGCAGATGATTACTATGTAATATACACGTCTAAAGGCCAAATAATTGTATTTAAAGGCACAGATCCTTCATCAGCAACCACATGGTCTATGATTGGTGTATGGGATTTAGGAACACCAGTAGGCACTCGTTGTATGTATAAATACGGTGGTGACTTACTATTATTAGGCACAGATGGCCTTACACCATTGGCCGCAGAATTACAGTCATCTAGGCTTGATCCTAGAGTAGCTCTTACAGATAAAATACAATACGCTATATCAGAATCTATTAGCTTGTATCAGTCATCTTTTGGATGGCAAATGCTTTTTTATCCACAAGAAAATCAATTATGGCTTAATGTTCCTATATCAGATGGCACTCAACAATATGCCATGAATAGCATTAACAAGAATTGGTGCAATTACTCAGGATGGCAAGCTAGTTGTTGGGAAATCTATAAAGACGAACCTTATTTTGGTGGTGCTGGTTTTGTAGGCAGAGCATATTACACAAACTCTGATAATGGTAGTAATATTGTAGCTACAGGATTGCAAGCGTTTTCAGCGTTTAATAGCCCAGGTCAGCTTAAAAGATTTACTATGGCAAAGCCTATATTTAGAACTACAGGCGCACCAGCTATATATGCAAATATTAACTTAGACTTTAACTTATCTGATCCGTCTACAGTATTAAACTATACACCTACAGCATCAGGAACTTGGGATAATGCTATATGGGATGCAAGTTATTGGGGTGGTGGTATGACAGTATTACAACAATGGCAAGGTGTTAATGGTGTGGGTTATTATGGAGCACCTATTGTTAAAACAGCTTCACAAGGTGTTGATACTCGTTGGGTATCTACAGACATAGTGATAGAAAAAGGTGCGGTTCTTTAAGAATTGATAGTTCAAGGTCAAGAAGTAGGCGAATGGGTATGCCAAAAAGCTGGTGGACAATGGAATCCACTA